TTGCCGAAATAACGGGCAACAGGAAACTCAGAGCTAAACGGAAACTCATAGGTGCGATCCTCAACCTCATCGAAGGTTGTGAGCTCTGCACGCTGGTGGCGGCCAAGGCCAGGCATTGCCCGCTCCTCGCCCGTTGCCTCCTCAAACATGATCGGATCCATCTCGTGCTCGCTCAGCCAGGTGCGAGCCTCATCAGTGGTGAACTGCTGAGCATCAAACCGCACGGCCTGGATCTCGCTCTCGCCTTCCTTGATTCCGTAGATGAAATCAATGCCATCACCGCCGGCATCATTCTCGCGGCGCAGTTCGTCGTACTGATCGGGATCAGTCAACCTGGCTGCGTGCTCATTTGGATAAGGCCGCGCCTCTTCCATTTGTCTAACCTGCAATGCCTTAATTGTATCTGGCTCAATCGGTGCCATCAGTCTTCGGGCCCTTCAAGCGGATCCTCTAGCACTGACTCCTCTTCGTACTCTTCCTCCTCTTCCATTGGTGCTTCTGTCTCATCAAATGCAGGTGTGCCGCCCATCGTCACGGCAGGCTGCGATCCACCGCCAGCGTTTACCTCACTTGGATCGGTATCGAGCACAATGTCCATTTCGTCGAGCATCGCCAGCTCAGCTTGACGGGCGATCAGCACATCATCCAAATCGCCACCCTGCTCACTGATCACCTGGCCCAGCGTCTTGAAGCCGCATCGCACCGCATCCTTATAGGCGTTCACCTCACGCTGCGGGTCCACCCATTCCCAGCTGCGGGGTATCCAACGGCTGGCGCGGTAGCGATCTGGGTTCGACTCATACGCCGGCAGGTTTAACGCACCGCTCAGCACCGCCATATCGAGCCAGTTTTCGTAGACGATCTGATGGAAGTTCTCAATGAAGAACCGCTGCAGCACCTTGTACGTATCGCGCTCCTCAAGCAAGCTCAGCCGGCTGCTGCTGTAGTTGCTCTCTGAGAAGTTCTTGCTGATGCTCTCGAAGCTGACGCCAACGCCAGCTGCCACAGCACGCAGCATGGACCGCGTGAACGGCTCCAGCTGGCCATCGGGTGCATTTAGATCCGGCACCGTCACGCTCTCGCCCGGCGCCAGATACTTGAACACACCAGGCTGGAAATCGCTTACGCGCTCACCTTCGTAAACCTCATCGCCAATCAGCTCACCCTCAGGCGATTGGATGAATCCCATCAACGCGCTGCTAGCCCGAGCACGCACCACCTCGGCCTCTTCATAACCCTGCAGCATGTGCAGCCGCATCAGTGCCGATGCAAACCATGTGACGCCTCGTGTCTGCGATGGGCGCTCCGGCAGGAAAAGGTGGATGACCTCATCAGCAGGCACACGCACACGCCGGCCATTGGTGCGTGGGTTGCCCGCATACGTGTCGCCCGGATGGTTGGCATAGAAGTGGTACGCCTGCGGCCGCAGGTAGCCATCCACCTCGATGCCCATCCGCACCGTGTTACCGGCCGCGGCCTGCGGGATGTCGTCGTCGATCAGGTAATCAGCTTCCAGCACCTGCAGCGCGAACGGCACCCGCGACCCACCGAATGGCTGGCGGATCATCCGCACGAACACCTCGCCGCTCTCCGCCAGGCTGCGGCATAGCAGGCGCTCCATATCGTGGAAGCCCAGCAGGCCGCTCACATCGCAGCGGCTCTTATGCATCCACTTCTCCCATGCTTCATGGATCTGGCCGTTAATCGCCTGATCCAACCGCCCGCCACGCTGCATCCGCACCTGTGATTGGTGCTTGATGCCGTGCCCGATCACATTGTTCTGAATGCTGCGTAATGCCTGCCGCGCATAGTCGTTGTCACGGCACAGCTGCCGCGCACGATTGCGTAGCGCCTTGAAGCTGCTCTTAATCTCGCTGTCAGCACTGGTGCCGCTTGTCACCCAGTCAGCCGTCAGCCTGCTGACACGCGCACCCTGATACGCCCGCGCACGTGGCCGCGTCGGCTCAAATCCCATCGCCTTAAATAGCCGCGTCCGCAATCCCATCAGAACCTCACGAATAGGTTGTGCGGATTGCCCAAGCCGTTGGCGATTAGATCCGCCATCTGCTCACGCTTCACCTCAGCCTTCAGCCTACTTTCACGCTCCATCAGCTCGCCCAGATCTAGCTTTGTAAAGCTCCGGCTGCCGATGCTGTACTGCTTAGCGCCGCCGCTAACAATCGCGCGGATCGCAGCCTGCACCGCATCCAAATCGATCTGCGCCTGCGTGCGCCCATCAAATGCACCCGGTGTGCCCGCATAGGACAGCGCCGCATCCACCGTCAGCTGGCCGGCGCCCAGCGTCACCTTCTCACTGCCGGCAGTAGCAATCGCCTGCCAATACCACTGCCCCGCATCGAATGCCGTGCTGGTGCTAGCGGCGATGGTGAACTCCCACCCAGTGCCATACGCGGTGCCCGTGACCGTGGCACCCTCGCTAGCCGTATTGGTGCGCAAGTAGTAGGTCAGCGTCCACGTGCTGCTGCTGACCACATTGCCCAAATTGTCGACGCCCGCAACGTCGCGCCACTTCACCGTGTCGCCTGCCCTGATTGTCGCGGGGATGTTCACGGCCTACCAGTTGCTGACGAATCCTGGCCCAACCGCAGCGGGCGGCTGTTGCTTCCTCGATCTTAGCGGTGCTTTCTTGCCCTCCTCTAACTGCACTCTCAACTGTTCCCACATCGTCGCCTTATTCATTCGCCGCCCATAGATCAACATCGCCGCGTAGCCATACACCGCACAATCCAGCGCTTCATTGCGATCCCCTGCTTTCTTCACCCATTCCCTGATCGGGAATCCCCGGTGATACCGCAACGCCTGCCGCTCGCTCGTGAGCTGGCGGTAGTACTCATCATCAGCAGCAAGGCCAAAGTTCAAGCCGCCGGTCGTCTCGTTATGGCGCAGCCGCCCGAACAGCGTCGTCTTGATCGTGTCGGTGCCCAGCTGATACAGCGTCACGCCACGCTTAATCACCTTGCCGCGCCAGTTCACATCCACCTTGCTGCCCTTGCCCACCGCCGGGCTATTGCGCCTGCTGCTGCCCTTGATCGCCACAACACCGCGTGACACGCGATCACGCACGTACCTGTAAACCTCATGGGTGCAGTGGCCGCCAGAGTCCACCGCCACCTGCGCCAGCTTCAGATGCTTGCCGCACTCTGTCTCCCATTCAGTCGCGAGCACATGATCCAGCTGCTCCCATACCTCCGTTTGCGTCGGGTCGCCCATCAGCTCCTGATGCCACACCAGCCAGCCCGTCTCACCCTCGCCCCATCCCCACACGCTCACCGCTAGCCGGTTGTCCTGCACGTCGACGCCACCGGTCAGCAGCACCACGCCAGCAGGGCACACGCCGGGCTTGTAATTCAGCCGCCGGGCCAGTAATCCATCGGCGCTCACCTTGGCCGCATAGTCCTCCTCCCACGTCTCAGCCAGTCGCGTGTTGACGAACGACTTCAACGCCGGCGCATCACCCTTGGCCCGTAGGAAATCATCCACCAGCTGCTCCCAGCTGCACCATCCCAGCGGGCTGTAGAGCCCCGACAAATGGAATCCAGCCGTACGCCCATTGCTCGGTGCTGTCGCACGCCACTCACCGCCGCGCAGCATAGCCGGCTTATGCATCTCCTCGAAGCGCTCGCCGCAGTGCTCGCATTGATACCGCGCCGTCTCCGGCTGGCCATCGGCCCACTTCAGCTGCCCCCACTTCAACCACTCCATCGCGCCGCACGCCGGGCATGGCACATAGAACCGCCGCTGATCGCTGCGTTGATATTCCGCCTCGATCCGCGAAAAGTCCTTCACGGTCGGGGTGCTGGTGAGCAGGATCTTGCGCCGCGCAAATGTCGTCGTCCGCCGCTCCGCCAAGCTCACCGGATCGCCTTCCCCATCCACATCAGCAGGGAACGCATCCACCTCATCGCAGAACAAATACCTACACGGTGCTGAGCGCAGCCCGGTGGCGCTGTTGGCCCCGGCCATGAGCATGATTCCGCCGGAAAATTCCTTACTGAACATCGTGTTGCCAGAGTCTCGGCTCCTGGCTGGCGCGATCTTGGCCGCCAGCACTGGCGTCTCCGTGATCATGCTTTCGAGCCGTTGCTTGCTAAGCCGCTTCGCCATCTCAATCGTCGGCTGCACGCACAGCATCGGCCCCGGCGCATGGTCGATCACATAGCCCAGCCAGTTGCTGCCCGCCTCCGTCTTCCCCGTCTGCGCCGCAAACATCATCACCACCCGCTGCACCGGGCTCTCAGAGCTCAGGCAATCCATCGGCTCGCGCAGGTAAGGCGTCCGATCCGTGCGCCACGGCCCCGGCTCCGCACTCGCCTTGCTGCTCAGCTTGCGATATCGATCCGCCCACTCGCTCACCGTCAGCGGCGTCTCAGGCCGCAGCCCCTCCAGGAATCCATCACGCCATGCGTCAGCCATCACACAGCTCCACCAGCGCCGCACGGTGCTCTTGCGTCAGCACCTGATGGATCCGCACCGGGTCAGTCTCACCAGCCAACTGATGGCTCAATCGATCCGCCAAATTCGCCAACGCCTCGCGCACACTACGGCCCATCTTGAACGCTTCCTTTTTCACCTCATCAGCAGGCACCAGCTCGCCGCGCTGCTGCGTCACCTGCAGCTTTGCCAGTTCCGCCTGATAGTGCTCACGCCGCGCCCTGCTCTCATTCAGATCAGGGATCGCATCATCCGGCAGCCCCTCCACACGGCGCTTCAGCTCCGCCTCATCACGCGGTGGTGGTGACTCAATCGGATCGCCCCGGCTCACCTTACTGACGTTGTTGATTGCTGTGTTCTTGTTCCACAGCTCTAACGCCAGATCGCGATCCAGCCATCGCCTGCCATCCTTCTCCACCACCGCAGCAGCAATCCTGCTCTTGGTGGCATGGGTCACAGCGCCCTTACTGCATCCCCTGATCGCTGCAAACTCAGCGAACGTAACCAGCACAAAGTTGAATCGTTCTAGCGTTAAGTTAAACCCCGCTAAACCGCCCTAAACTGTCTTAAGGGAGTCTCATTTGCGTCTCAATATGAGATCCCTTGCGCCGCAAGGATTTAGGGGCCCTCATCGCTGGCGCTAGCGGATTCGGGTGCGAACGAACGACCCACACAGTGTTGGCGCGGAAGGACCCGCTCGCGTCATCGCGCGGTCGCCATCGCTTTGTCGAGCGCGGCGCTGAGCATGTCGTTGAAGTTGCGCTGCACAATTTTTTCGCCGATGTCTTGGATCGGGAAGCGGCCTGTGTAGCGGGGTGCTGCTGATGCTGCGATGAAGTAGGGAAAGAGCTGCTCTCGTGATCGGCGATAGATACCAGGCGGTCGGTTGCCTGCCCCTCGTGGTGTGCCGACAAAGAAGCCGCCGCGTTTGTTGGTGGTGCTCAGTCCTTTGCTGATGGATCGCAGGGTCGCGAGGCTGACGTTGCCTGCGTCTGTGGTCTTGACCAGGGAGGTGGGTACCAGGGCTGTGCCAGGTGGCAGTGTGCCGTCGTTGTCAGCGCCAGCGAAGTAACGCTCAAAGCCTTTGGCTACACGTGGCCCGCCTTGGATGCCATAGCGGAGGTAGCGGGCACGGTTGCGGCCCTCTTGGTTATTGGCGAAGACGTAGGCGGTGAGGGTGGTCTTCTTGGCCTTCTCAACCAGGAACGCGGTCTGGGTGAACTTGACGGGCCCTTGGAAGTATTGCTTGGTTGCGCCGTTGAGGGATGTGCGTGCTTTGAAGGCCACGTCGTTCAGCGCGACGGACGTGGCGAAGGGCAGCTGCTTAGCGACAGCCTGCGACCACCGCGTGGCATCCACGAGGCCCTGCTGATCGATCTCAAGGGTGATGGCCATGCACCAAGGGTAGGCGGAGCCGCCATGGCATTACCTGCCGACCTGCCGACCTGCCGACCTCAGGCGAACACTTGCCGCCCGATCTGGCGCGGTGGCATCAACTGTCAACCTGCCGACCTCGTCAACGTTGCCCCTATAGCTCCTTTTTCTACCCTCTCCCCTTTTTATTAAATCCTTTAGAAAGGTTAGAAGGTTAGTAAGGTTAGGGGAGTCGCTGCGCTGCAGTGGATCTCAGCCTGCCAACCTTTCCTCAGAGGTTGGAAGGAATACCCATCTGGATCGTCCATCGACCCATTGGCGCTGTTTGACGAAGCCGAGCTCCCGCATAATCGATGCCACCTGCATCTGATCGGCACGGCCTTGGCGCTCGACTGGTTTGCTGATCGCTTCGGTGAGCAGCAGCTCGCTGGTGATGGGTCGGCCGTCGTTGCGGGGTGCGTTGACCCATTCCTGGATGGCGGCTTTCCATGGGCTATCGACGAGGTATGACTCGTTTTCGTGATCGACCTGTGAGCTGTGCTCGCGTGAAAGGTGGTTGGGTTCGCCTGCGCGGTATGCGGCGACGGCTGCGCTCCAGATGGCATCACGCTCGAGCAGAAGGCCATCCACGGGGATGTGTGGCGCTGCCGTGACGGGTATCACCCAGAAGCGGCGGTTGCCGGTGTCGTCGACCAGGAAGCCGGTGTCCCGGTTGGTGGAGCCAACGATGATGGATCGCCGCGGGTATGCCTCCGTGGTGCGTTGGTATGGCGCGCGGAACATGTCCGTTTGCTGGGTGAGGAATGCCTTCACCTGGCCGGCGTGTTTACGGCCGGTGATGTGATCGAGCTCGGCCCATTCCATTAGCCAAGAGCGATGGAGCACCATGAGGTCGTCCTTGGAGCCGATGTCGCGTAGGGCATCGCTGAACCAGAGACCGCCGAGGTTGCGCCAGAAGGTGGATTTACCGCAGCCCTGAAGGCCCATGAGCACACAGGCTGAGTCGTGCTTGCAGCCGGGCTCAAAGATGCGGCGCACAGCGGCCACGAGCGTGGCCTTGAGCATGGCGTCATAGAGGGTGCCGGGGGCATCACCAGGCCGCAGGTAGGCGGAGGCAAGGTGGTCGATTTGAATTGGTGGGATGTGATCGGCTACGTGCTCGAGGTATTCGCGGACTGGGTCGTATGGGTTCTCGAGTGCAACGACGTGGACGGCATCAGCTGCAAGGTCTTTGGTGACCTTGACGCCTTGCTGCGAGAGGGCGAGGTAGAAGTGTTCGATGTGCTCGAGGGGTTGCTGATCGAGCTCGATGGTCTTGGTAAACAGGTTCCAGCGGAGGCGATCGGCCATCTGCTGACGCAGCAGCGCGAGAAGCTCATTGGATTCAAGCTTCAGGAGCTTGCCGTTGTGGCTTGGGGTAGGGTTCGGTGCGCCATCTGGTGCATGGACGGATGGCCGCGCGGCTGGAGACGTGCGGCTTTTCTGATGGCCTGCTAGGTGCGCGAGAGTGCCAAGGGAGACGCCACCTGCTGAGGCTGAGAAGGTGCGCCATTTGGCTTCGCAGGCACCGGGCTCAAATTTGCCGGAGATGGTCGACCACTGGATCCAATCGGCGAGCAGTGCATCGTCGACGCTGTGAAGTGCCATGCCGACACGTAGCCATGCGTCGTAGTCGTCTGCGTCTGCTGCTGGCACTGATGCGAGGTAGGTGCGAGCGCGTTGGATGTCGGTATCTGGCAGCTGCAGGAGCGGGGCCGGTGCGGGCTTCTGGCGCTGCATCTGCTGCAGCAGTAGCGATGGCGCGTCTGCGATGGCGAGATCGCCGGGTGCGCGATCTTTGAGCCAGCGGTATGCGCCAGTCATCGGGTGAGCACCAGCTACGACGGATTGGCAGCCAGCCCAGCGGAGCTCCAGTTGCTCGCCTTTAATGCTGCTGCGCAGCTTGGCGGTCTTGATCGTGGCCCAGAAAGGTTCGGGCACCTGGTAGATGATCTGCACGCGGCCATCGCGGCCGGATGTAACGGCCCAAGACTTGGGCAGCTCGCGGAGCGGTGCGCCGATCTGTTCGAGCACCTCTGAGGCGCCGAGACCATCGTGATCGACGAACAGCAGGCCACCGGATTGCGGGCCAGCGATGACGCCGATCGCTACGGCACGACCGGCCTGGATCTCAGCCGTGAGGTCGATGCGGCTGATCGGGTGCTTTTGCCATTCGGGTTGATAGGGGCGCTTGTCGTTGCCTACGGCTACCAGTGCCCAGTGGTCAGGGATATTGGCGAGTTGCTCGAGGAGATCGGCTATCACATGAACAGTGAGAGGCCGGCTAACTGTGGCAGAAAGGTTGGCAGGTTGCCAGTTATCTCAGGAGATCGTTTGCGTCTTGGACTGAGCGGGCGATCCCTGCGATGCCACCGGCGCCTTGCACGGTGTTCAGCCATGCGTGCTGCTCTGGCCGGATGCGCCCGGTGGGGGTCTTCACTTCGATGCTGGTGAACACCGCCACCTGACTGCCGACCATCCCGGGGGTGATGGTGATGATGCGCCAGCCGATCAGATCAGCGGAGCCGCGTGCGAGTCCGAACTGCACGGGCCGGCCGGTGCGTGGATCGGGCAGCTGGCCGACTTGATTGCGAAAGAGGCGCAGATCGGAACGGGTGCCGAGTGCTAGGCGGATCTGCTGTTGGAGGGTGGTCTCAGCATTTGCCACGCGCCTGATGGATCCGATACGCCCAGCCAGGAGCGTAACCGCGTTCTTTGGCGAGGGCGAGTAGTTGGGGCAGGGTGCGGGCTGCCTGGCGTTGCCGTTTGGCGTGATCGCGTTCTGCGATGCGCTGTTGCACTGATTCGCGCTTCAGTTCTTTCAGCTCGCCCATGAGCTGCTGAATCTTGCGCGATTTGATCGGCGCACACTGCGCACCGCACACCGGGCAGATCGGCGCGGGCTTGAATGCTGCGTAGCACTCTGGGCATGTGCGGACTGATGGGGCTGGTGTGCCGCGGCCACCGCGGACGATGCCTTCGGCCAGGCTCCACTCGCGCGGATCATCCGGGAATCCATGGCGGGTGACATTACCAACGTGATCCAGGATCAGTGCTGCATCCTTGCCGGGAGCCGGGCGCAGCACGCGGCCCACCTGCTGTAGGTAGAGGCCGAGCGATTGCGTGGGCCTGAGCAGGATCGCGCAGCTAGCGGCTGGCACATCGAAGCCCTCGCTCACCACATCCACGGTCACGAGCACACGCACGATGCCAGCGGCGAAATCAGCCACCACCTGATCGCGGGCGTCAGTGCCACCCAGCAGCAGCGCTGCGCTGATCTTGGCCGTCTTAAATGCGTCGCACACTGAGACGGCATGAGCGACATTGCAACAGAACGCGATGGCCTGCTGTCCTGCAGCCAGGCGCTGATAGTGGGCGATGGCGTCACCCGTGACTGTGGGCCGATCCATGGCAGCTGCAGCCTGATCGTTGGCGTAATCACCAGCGCGGCGCTTAACCGCCGATAGATCAGCCACGACAGGCGGCGCATAGATCCGCGCGGCAGATAAGAAGCCCCAAGAGGTGAGATCAGCCACCGATGGACCGAGCACCAGTTGATCGAACGCCTCGCTTAGGCCGCGGCCATCTAGGCGGCATGGCGTGGCTGTGACGCCTAGGCGATAGGCATCAAACCAGTGGTTGAGGATCTGCCGCCAGCTGCCAGCTGCTGCGTGGTGCGCTTCATCGATAATCACCAGCGATGGCTTCCATGCCATGCGGGATAGGCGCCGCACGAGCGTCTGCACGGATGCGATCTGCACCGCGTGATCGGATGCGGGATGGCCTGCGGCGATGGTGCCGTGCTCGAGGCCAGCCCATGCGAGCTTGCTGCTGGTCTGGTGGATCAGCTCACGGCGATGCACAAGGATCAGCACCTGCCGGCCACGTGCTGCAGCTTGCGCGGCGATGCTGGTCAGGATCACGGTCTTGCCGCCACCAGTCGGGAGACATAGCAGCGGTGCCTTGGCGCCCTGCTGCATGGCGGAGCGCAGATCGCTGATCGCTAGCTGCTGGTAATCCCGCAGATTCATAGCGGCAGTTCCAGCTGGGTACCGTCTGCGGGTGCACCATGCATGGCGATCTGAGCCATCGTCACAGCGCGGCGCTGCTGATCGTATGCAGGTCGTGCAAAGCCGAGCTGGTACAGGTGCAGATCGTTCTGCAGCAATGACACGGCTACTGCACGCCACGATGGCGCACGGCCGGATGCTGCCACCTTGGCTGGCACTTCATCGGGAATCTCGTGCGAATAACAACGGGCTTGCCACGTCCGCACGTATTCCGAGACTCGCTCTGTAGCGCACCTCCCAGGACTGAATGGCTCTGTCTGCTTGGCGGTTCGCCAGAATCCGTTGCTCATCGGTCAATAGCCCCCAGGCTTGTCGTGTAATGTCTTCAGGGCATCGCAAGGCGAGAGCACAGGCTGCGTGCCCAATCCATGCTTTGCGGTTCAGGTTGTAGTCAGTCAATGCATTGATGCAACTGTTGGGCCACTCCACGGTGACCCGTTGCATATAGCGCCCGTAAAGGCGGTGATTACCGGTGAAGATCACGGCCCTTTGCAGGAAGAGGCGGCGATTGGCCACCTCGCCCCACATGTTGAAACCGATCTCTTCCCAGGTTTCAATGGGCAACCAGATCCTCTTCAGCTTCACGTTCAAGATCCTCCGTCACGCTGTCAATCTGCTCAACATCCCATGCTTTACTGAAATCCTTGCCAAGGAACAGAGACGCAAGGCCGGTCACCTGCTTAAGGCGCAGCAGTTCATCAGGACTCATGCCGATGTGCTTGCAGATCCATGCGTCGCCCTTGCCCATCTCGATCAGCTCGGCAACGATCACGCTCATCAGTTCGATGTTGTGCGAACCACGGGCGCGGTTGTGACGGATGGTTGACGCCATTCGGTCGTGCAGCTCTTTGCGAAGCACAACCACGGGCAAGCGTCCGCCTTCGCGTTCGCGTATTCGCTGGCTGTTCTTCAGCGTCAAATATCGGTGAAAACCGTCAACGACCACATATAGGTCACGTTCGGCATCATGCACGACAACGACAGGTTGTGTGTAGCCGTCTTCCCAAATCGATGTTTCGAGTAGTGCCATTTCAGGCGGCGCCACAGAGTTGGGGTTGTAATCGTTGGCGGTAACTTTCTCGATAGGAATACTGCGGACAGAGTAGACCGGGGATCGCCAAGGGTAAGAATCGTTCTCATCGTGCAGTTCGTCGCCTTTAAGGGGTGGATTGAAAACACAGATCAATGTTGTAGGCTCTAACGCTTCAAACGTGTGGGCATCGTGCTTGTCGAGCACGTATGTCACATCAGGGCCAATGTCTGTAATTTCCTGTGTTGCCTCGTTAATCAGCACGCCTTTGCCGCTAACGCAGTAACAGGTTTCAAGGTGGTGCTGATAGTGCCAACGATGCGGCTTGCCGGGGTGAATGACGGTTTTGGTCATGCTGTAGCCCATGCCGTCGGTTTCAACGACAAGCCGATGGCTGGTGAAACCACCACGCGGGCATTGCACAACGCGGTCATCAGGGAGCCGAGCGGCGTTCAGGATCTTCATTTGGAGGAACGGTTGAGAACTTGGCTGTACTTGCGTTGGATTGATCTTTGGCGGCGCTGCTGTTCTTGCGTTGGCGCCAGGCCAAGGTATTTGCAGGTGTGATCGTTCTTAAGCACGGTGATAGCAAACCGTTTCCAGGACGTGACCATGCTGTTGTGGCATGGCAGGTCATCCAGATGATCAGGAGGAACCTTGATCACGACACGGCGCAGATTGTTGCCACCGTGACGCGTTGTGCCATTGATATAGAAGCGAATGCCAATACGGCCGAGAGCTTCAATGATGGATTCAGGAAGACCGCGCCCCACCCTGCCCCAGTAACGGATTGACTGAATGAAGCGCTGCTTAAAATTTGCGCTTGATTGATCGGGCAGCGTTGCCAGCAAGAACTTGACAAACGATTTCCACGTATGGCCAGCCGGCAGCCTGAAGGATTTGTAATCAAGCTGTTTGCCATATGTGGCCATGAAGTTGGCACCGCCGACCCTGGCGCAAAGTCTGGCCCAGATCTGCGGGTCGATTACCCGATACATGGCGAGGCTGGATTTGGACTCTGACATAAACGGCGAGGCAACCCGCATCTTTTTAATGGGGATACCAGCCATGTAGAACACGTCATAAAGCTTGTTGTAATCCCAACCAAACTTGGCGTTAGCGGTCCAGATGTCCTCTGTGCGCCAGTCATAGATCGGATAGCAGTTGTAGGTATGCGCCGTGTTTTTTTTGGTCCACATGCGGCCGAGCATGGTTTCCTTGTCTTGGTTCAGGATCGCCCTAAACCGGTTCAGTGATTCAACGGTGCGGATACCGATCAAGTTGGCGCAGGGCTCGCCTTGGCTGTACCACTCCGCAAACATGTCCCAGAAGGTGGCGTAGTCCATGTTTTCAATGAACAGATCGCCAAAGGGATGGTTCTGCAGGTTAACGATGTAATCCTGCTGCGGCATGGGGCGAATCCAGCGGTGGCGATCAGCCTCGCCCCAGCATTGCCAGTCAATCTCGTAAGAGCTGACGGTGCATGGCAGGGTGATGGGCAGACAGCACCAGTAGATGTCGAGGATGTCTCGATTGGCTTCGAGAATGCGATGCATAAACTCCTCGCTGTGGTTGTAGTTGGCTTCGTTGTCCATGATCTGGACGCCAACCTTGACCGGCAGCTGCCGCTCTCGTATGTAGTCGCAAACGAGATTTAAGAGAACGCCGCTGTCCTTGCCGCCAGAGAAGGAGACGTAGACGCGCGTGAAGTGGGCAAAGATGAAATCAAGCCGCTCTATAGCGGCGTCGTAGACGGATTGTTCGAGGTACTGGCGCATGGTGGGTGCCGTGGCAAGCCGAACCTAGCAGCATCTGGCCGTAAGTGCTAGCATCTGATCGCAACTCGCAGCATTTTATGGAAAACGCCGACTATCACCGGCATTGGGCGGTGAGTAAGTCCGGCCTTGATCAGATCGCTAAAAGCCCGCTGCACTACTGGGCGCGGTACTTAGATCCTGATCGGGTTTGGCCTGAGCCGACCCCAGCCATGCGTCTTGGCACGGCGCTACACACGCACGTGTTGGAGCTGAGCAAGTGGGACGAGCAGATTGCCGTTGCACCTAGCGACATCAATCGCCGCACCAAGGAAGGGCGCGAGCAATGGGCAGCGTTTGAGGCTGCAGCTAAACGCAAAACGGTGATTACCGCCGACGATGCCGCGCAAGTGATGGCCATGGGCCGTGCTGTGCTGCGCCACCCTGCTGCAGCGATGCTGCTTGGGCTGCCGGGCAAGGCTGAGACCACGCACATGTGGACGGATGCCAGCACCGGGCTTGAGTGCAAATGCCGGCCGGATTGGCTGACAGATGACGGCAGCATCGTGGTTGATCTCAAAACCACGAAAGACGCCAGCCCGCGAGGGTTCAAGCAAAGCGTTGCCAACTATCGCTACCACGTGCAGGCCGCTTGGTATCTGCACGGGCTTGAACAGGCCACCTGCAAGCGCCCCGATCAGTTCATCTTCATCTGCGTCGAATCAAGTGCGCCCTATGCGTGCGCCGTGTACGCCGCCGATGCGGAGATGATCGAGCGCGGGCACGATCAGGCCATGCGCGATTTGGCGAAATTGGCGGTTTGCAAGGCCGCTGATCACTGGCCGAGCTACAGCGAGCAGATCGAAACGCTCAGCCTGCCCGGTTGGATGACGGGCGCCACAGGCCAGCAGCAGACCACTGAGATCGAGACCTACTAATGGATCCACAATCAGCCATCACCACCCAGCCCACCGGCTCAGTGTTCTCTGGCATCCAAGCCTTCGAGGATGCCCAGCGCATCGCCAAGGCACTGGCCAGTAGCACGTTGATTCCGCCTCAGTTCCAAGGGCAGCAGGGATTTGCCAATTGCCTGGTGGCGCTTGAGATTGCAGGCCGGATGGGCATCAGTCCATTCCTAGCCATGCAGCATCTGCACGTGATCCACGGCCGCCCCAGCTGGAGTAGCAGCTTCATCATTGCGATGGTGAATGGCTGCGGCAGGTTCAGCCCATTGCGGTTTGAGCTCAGCGGTGAGGGCGACTCGCTCGCCTGCTATGCCGTGGCCACTGATCTTGCCAGCGGTCAAGAGCTGAAGGGTCCCACCATCACGATGGCGATGGCCAAGAAGGAAGGATGGGCGACCAAGAGCGGCAGCAAGTGGCTGAGCTTCCCTGAGTTGATGATCCAATACAGAGCCGCTGCGTTTTGGGGCCGTCTGTATGCCAGCGACATGTTGCTAGGGATGCAGAGCCAAGAGGAAGTGGTGGACGTGGAGCCCGTCACCGTCACCGAGACCAGCGTGGCGGATCTGAACGCTGCCATCGCTCAGCCGGTGCCACCGGCACCCGTTGCAGCACCCGTTGAGGCGGATCAGGATGAACTCTTCTAGTTACCTCACCGCCACGCAGGTGGCGCAGCGTTGGGGGTTGCACCCTGACACGCTGAAACGATGGCGTGATGCGGGCAAGGGTCCGCCGTATTTCCGCACGCCCGGTTTCGTGCTCTACCCCCTGGCCGAGGTGGAGCAATACGAACAGGCCAACACCATCAACCCCGAGAACAAATGAGCTTCAAGTTCAACCTAAGCATCTTCAAATCCACCAAGCCCGAGAGCAAGGTGGATTTCAGCGGAATGATGAACGTGAAGGTCGAGGAGCTCGACGCCTTCTGCGCGTTCGTGATGAGCCAGACGCCGGATCAGTACGGCTCGGTGCAGGTGCCTATCACCGGCTGGAAGAAGACCAGTCAGAAGGGTGTGGCGTATGTGAGTGCTGTAGCCCAGCCTCCCCGTGATTGGGTGCCGCCTGCTGCTGCTCAGGCTGCTCAGGCCGCTTCCCAGAATCTGGCGACCGCCATGGATGGAGTGGTGACCGAGATCGTGGAAGTCGATCTGTTCTAACGGCCCATCAGCTCGCACTCGAGCCGGGCGATTTCATGAACGGCCTGCTGCAGCAGCTGCTGCTGGTAGCAGGCTTGCTTCAAGAGCGCCGCGGCCATTACGCCTGCATCTGGACTGGCAATCAAGGTGCGGGCTTGCTTTTCGATTTCAAACTGCTGCTCAGCTGTCAGCTGGACAGCCATCCACTCACCGAAGTTCATGGTGCCATAGTGGTGGTGTACATCAGCACGTTAGCGAAGCTGTGAACTGTCCCCGGTGCGGCTGCGGTGTGATCCGCGCAACGCTTACCAACGGCAGAGATAAGGATCGCGTGATTCGGCAGCGCCGCTGCACCGAGTGCCGCCATGTCTGGTACACCGCAGAACTGCCGGTGAGCGTGGCTGTTGTGGGATGGGAGCGGACGCCGGGCACGGGAAAGAGCGTGCCAACGCTGCGCGTGCCTGTCGACCTGGCGGTGGGATCCAACGCGGTGTAACGGAATGCGACTGCATCCCTAGCGCGTACACCGCGGACGGTGTAGGATCCGATCACGCCACAAGCCCGATAGCACGGCGCGGGATTCTCTCCATGCAGACAAGAGGCCATGGGGCGGAACAGATCACACGACGCCTACACCTCGAGATCAACACGGCCTGACTAAGCCTGCACCGCCGGTTGGTCCGGCACCCCATTACACCCACACCATGAAACGCCTCCTAACTAGCGACTGGGGGCCAACGTTCTACCTATGGACTGCCCAGCTCGCAGAGATCATCGTGGCCGTGTACGTCGCCGGGCGAATGTTCGGCGAGTGGCTGCATCACCTAAACGACCGCATCGCAAGGATCACACAATGATCAACCGCCTGAACAACGCCATCTGCTGCCTGATCGCTGCGAGCGTGTTCGCCATGATCGGCATCGAATCCGGCGCACATCACAGCCCTACCCACAGCGGCACGCAGCAGGTGGTGCGCAAATGACGCCACGCCGCTTTTACTTCCAGATCAAGGCCGCCAACGTGCTCGAGTGCATCACGGCAACCAGCCTTACCGAGGCCAAGCTGATCGCCGCTGATACGTGGCTCGAGTGGTGGTCACAAATTGAATGGATCAACGCAGAACCCACACACCATGGCTGAGATAAATGGGGCCCTTTTTCAGTGGCGCACGGATGAGGCTGAGATTGGCAACTATGGCGAAGGCGTCAGCAGGCCACGCCACAATGCCCGCGTGCGTGATTACAAAGTGATCATCTACCCGCAAGGCGCACGCCCGATCACGTGGTACACGCGCGCCGAATCGAAACGCGCTGCCGAGAAGTACGCGCGCAATCGCTGGCCAGGTGCTGCTGTGGAGGTGGAGTGAGCGACATCCGCCATCGCATCGAACAGCTTCTGAGTGACACAAGCGCCTTTGCAGCCGGTCAAACTGAGGAGCGCCAACGGATCCGCCAGCTGATTGATATCCGCATCGATCAGCTGCATGGCACCCTTGGCATCCGCAACCGGCAGCAGCTTTGCGCTGAGCTGCTGCACATTCGCCAACTTCTTGAATCATGATCCCGGCATCATTCCTAGATCAGCAGCGCGCCGACATGATGGACGCGCTCTATGAACGCAGCGGCCGCACCTGCGGCACCTACACCGGGCTTTGGGAGGAGTTTGCCCATGATCTGGCGGCCAACTTCCGCGACACGTCATACCCCGAGCTGCTGGCCCGTGTCGTGCGCGCCATGGATGCCACCGAGTCGGTGATGACGCAGAAGCAAGCGCAGCAGGCTATCGAGGTATGCCGCCAGCAGCTGCTGGGCGATAAGTGGCGATGAGCCGGCCATTCAAACGTGGCGAGGAAAACCACGCGGTGATCCTGAGCGAGGATCTGGTGCGCGAGCTGCGCCAGCTGCGCGCTGATGGCTTGAGTTATCAACAGCTTGCTGATCGATATGAAATCGACAAGAAACACGCATGGCGCATTTGCCAACGCATCGCGTGGGGGTGGCTTGAATGACTGACCCAATCAACCCATCCCACTACCGCCGCGGCCCTGTTGAGGCCATCGATGTGATCGAATCCGCGATCACCGATGCACCACACATGGTGCCGGCATACCTGCAGGGCCAGGCGCTCAAATATCTGCTGCGCATGTGGTGCAAGGGCAACGCGCTCGAGGATGCCCGCAAATGCCACTGGTATCTGAGCCGTCTTATCGCCAAACTGGAGGGATGATGCCCCAACTGCCTGGCCTCAACCTGCTCGAGCGCTGGGCGCTTGGCATCCTTGTGCGCAGCCGTCGCACCGGGCTGGTAGTTGTCAAGCCATACGCCCGCTCTTGCGTGTTTGTCGCCGCTGATGCCACCGATCCGATTGCGGCCTATGTCACTGATGGCCCGGATGAACCGGCCAGCATGGTGCTCGAACGGATCTATCACCAGCCAGCAGCAGGCGAGCTGGAATGATCAGCCTGCACGGTGGCCGATTGTTGCTGCTGTGCAGTCGATCTGATCGCACCTGGCACGCTCGCGTGGTGCTCGGCCCCAAGCCAGAGCATCAGCTCGAAATGGATACGGGCACCATTCAGCTGCAGGCTGCGCTGTTGAAAGCGCAGCATATCTATCAGGCCGCACGCGCGAAACTGCGCCCTGCTGGTGAGCCGCTGATGTGCTGGGATTGCCAGCATTGGCAGATGCGCCATCAGCGCTGCGGGTTGGAGTTGCCAGAATCAAAGAGAAGCGGCGGCCGTTATGCGGCCAGGTGTGAGCTGTATGTTCGGCCCTGAAGTGATCAGCCGCACAGATCGAGACGGCGGTTACATCGAGACGCTGATGCCCGTGCATGGTGAGGTGTATTACCGGAGCTGCGTCGGTGGCATCTGCCGCTACAGCAGTGATCAATGGCAGGCCGAGCTATATCTCGATCAACTGCTGGCGCAATAGATGCCCGGCGACCAGGGCTCACGCACCACTGGCCTCAACGCTACCGGGCGCAGCGTTACCGCCTAGTTTCCTGAGAAAACTAGGGTGCAAGCTTAGCTCTCACCTGCCACCCATCGCGCGATTGCCCACTCACTGAGGCTGTCCCAGAACGGCTGCGCGCGATACCAATCCACCCATGGCTTGTGCCCTTTGCTGGAGTTGCAGCCGAGGCAGCAGGCAACCATATTGCTGCGCACGGTTGAGCCGCCATGCACCTTTGGGATCACATGATCAAGCGTTGGGCTGCGGCCTAGTTCATCGCCGCAATAGGCGCAGCGGTAGTTCCAAGCCAAGAGGATCTGATCGCGAGCGCTGCGCCGTGTGACCAGCCTTGTCTCTTCAATGTGGTGTCGATCCACTGAGATCTGCTGGCAGCGGAACAGCGTTCACCTCGATGTCGATGATGTCCTCATCAGATCGGATGTACTCAGCCATGTGGCTGTAGATATCTGCCGGCAAGTCATCAGGGTCCGCGTTGGACCTGATGATCAGCTTGGCGGTGATCTCTAGGTAGAACGCCCGCATGGGCTGGCCGCCGCTTGGCATACGGTAGCGGTCGCCACTGAGTCTCATGGGATTACAGAATTGCTATGGGATTGCGCGGCATGATTCGCGCTACCGTCCCGCAATGCAATACATCCTCCGCATCGGCCCGTGGCACGTCGGGCCGTTTGACACGCACCAAGGCGCGCAGCACTGGGCAGAGCGCCACGGCTGCGATGACTTCACGATGGTGCCGCTTGACGATCCAGCTGAGGCGCCTGGCATTATCCACCGGGTGCGGATGGCACCGTTGGCTCATCCCATGAAAAAAGCGCCGGCTGCGCAAGCCAGCGCCTAGCCTTCACTCCACAGGCGAACGCTAGCCCTTGGATGCGGTGACGCCAAGGTCTGCGTTGTAGCGGCCAACCTCCGCGTAGCTGCGCTCCACGGTGCCGCTGACCAGCAGGAACTTCATTTGCCCAATGCGCAGCCCAGGCCAAATCGGCAGTGGATGCAACCGGCGTTGATTGCGCAGTTCCATGGTGAGCCTGCTGCCAAACCAACCGGGATCTGCCCAGCCGGCCTCAGCATGATCCCAGCCCTCGCGTGCGCGGCTTGACTTGAGCACGAACTGCGCGCCGACGTGATTGGGCAAGTTGAAGATCTCCTGCGTTTCAGCCAGGAAGAATTCACCCGGCTGGATCCAGAACGGATCGTCTTGAGTGTGACCATGCAACTGCACTTTCTGCAGCTCAATGGTGTTGGCCACCTCCATCATGATCTGCGTGCCCAGCGTCACGTCATAACTGGCTGGGTTTAGCTGCTCCTCGTTGTATGGCTGCAGCATTGAATGCTGTTGGCACAGCCGGCGAATCTCGTGATCAGGTAGCAGCACAGGCGATCAATAATCCCAGCGCACCTTAGCCCTGCTGCTGCGGATGCCTAGGTGGATGAAGCCTTTATATGCGCCATAGCCCAGTGAGTAGGGCCAAGCTTTGTCGCACCAGTTCTGCACCGCGTATATATCGGCGCCATCGATGTAGAAATCAACCGCACCGCATCCGGTTTTGTAGAGGTGCTCGCTGTTGCTGGCACCACCTGCCTGCCGGTTGATCGCCTCAGGCCGATAGCCGGATGTGATCACGATGGGTTTGCCGCCGAACTGCACGCGCACCCGCTCCAAGAATGCCGCCAGCTCTGCAGCAATATCAAGCTGCCCCTGATTCTGGAACTGCCTGGCCTCCTGATCCAGCGCAAACTCTCCCAACCTGATGTGCGGCGTAATCCTGGCCGTGAACGGGCTGCTGGGGCGCAGCTTGGCGGTTTCAGGTTCGGCCGCGGCCTGATGCTGTCCCCATAGTTTGCCCTCAGCGCGACGGCGCCGCAGCAGGCCAGCCTCAACATTGGTGCCAGGATTGCGGTAGAGCTCCAAGGCTGCAGGGACCGCGGCCCAGTTGCGTTCACGCAGGCATTTACTGATGGTCTCGAATCCAGCGGAGCCGTAGAAGCCAGCGCCGAGGTTGTAGGCAAAGCTCACCAGCGCAGAACGCTGATCGTCATCCATCACATTCCAATGCGGCACGGTGGTGCGCAACTTGTCGGTGATGCGGTCGATCTCGAGGCGCAGCAGCATATCGGCCTCGATCACGTTAATCATGTCGCCACGCTTCACTGGCGTGCCGTTGCTGTAGCGCGTGGTGCCATAGCCGATGGTCCACGGCTCACCACCGCTGAGCGGATCGGGGTAGGCGCTGAGGTGACAGCCCTCGAACTCCTTAATCAGCTTGATGGCGCCGGCCAGATCGGTTTGCTTGCCGTCTTGGCTCCACGTCTGAAACCATTCCCGATCTCTTCTCATCACGGCGTCGTAGCCGTTCTGCGCAAGATCCGTTTCGAGCTGCTGAATCGCGGCGCTCTGATGCGGCTGGCCCTTGTAATACTTGAAGAGCTGCTGCAGGGTGATTGGCGCGTCGTTCGCCATGATTCAGCGGCGTTGCTTTGGGAAAGCGATGCGGAGCGCTTGAAAGATCAGCTGCACCCAGCTGTTGGACTTCAGCGGTGACACGGCGATGATCTCAGAGCCTGCCGCCACGATGATGGCGACGATGGCGATTGTGGTTGCCTGATCCATGGCTAAGAAGATGGCGGGCGTGCTTCCAACCTAGAGACCCGCTGCTCTACCGTCGATAGCCGGCCAAACGTCTCTTTGCGATCTTCCTTGATATCGGTATGAAGCACCTCGAGCTGTGTTGCGATGTGCTCCACAGCTGAGGTGAGTCTGATCACGGCATCACGGGCCTGATCATTGCGCCGTGTGGCACCAGCAGCCCCCATGGCGGCGACGGTTATTGATGCACCTGCCACTGCGGCGATGATCTCGATCATGGCGGCAACGGCTACAGGATCAGCTTACCGACCCTGACCGCGTAAGGGTTTCTTGCCGCGACGGCGTGGGCGTGAATGTTGGCCGAAGCCTTGGCGCGTGGTTTTAGGCGGCCCTGGCTGATGATCGATCCGCGCGGTGCCGGTCTTGGATTTGACGGCCATCAGATCTCTTCGGCGTCGTCAGCAACTGGAGTCGGTGCGTAGGGATCAGCGGGCCATGCGGGATAGTCGGGACCGGTGATGTAGGTAGCCAGCTCTTCGGTGGTGGTGGTTGCCTCAATGGCAGTCACCTTGTCGCCAGTGGCAAAGCGCACGTCCTGCCGCCAGATCTTGAGTAGCGGATCTGCCGGGGTGCCGTTGTCTGCCTCGCGGATGATTATCCAGTCGGTTGGCGTGAGCAGCGTGTTGGCAGTGGTGCGCGTCTGCTGCGTCCATTGCTCCACCAGCTGGGTGTGATCCTTAGGGATCAGGTTGCCGTCAGCGTCATAGCCCCAGTAGAAGCGTTGATCCCAGGTTTTTGGGGCGGGTTCTTCAGTGACGCCAGCTTCTAGGCGTTCTTCGGGGCTTGCCAGACGGAGCCAGTTGGCTGGGCGTTGGATGCCATGCGCATCAACAAACGCCACGTCTGGACTAAGGGGGTTGCCGTTGAGGATGAACATGGGCGTGGCGCGTTGATACTACTTTAGACGGGGTGGCTAGGCGTGTTCACTTGTGGAATCAGGCCAATGCAGGAAAAGCGGAGCATTTGATGAATCTTTAGCGGGCGCGGGCGTATTGGAATGGTGATTCGGCGAAGGCGGCATAAATAAAGGTCTGAGAGCTTGCGTTACTGGAGTTGTAATCAGCTCTCAGCTTGAAACCATTAGAGAGGATGTCAAACGTGGCAGGAGAAAGAGTGGCTTCCGCGTCGGAAGAGTTTGGCTTTAAGCGAGCTGCCGCTGCATTGCGTGGATCGCGTACAGCGTCGTAAACATCCCAGTCGTAAGCCGCTGTCGTGCATTTCCACATGATCCACCTCGGCCTAAACCCGGTATAAACAAACGGCCCGTCTGCGCTGCCATTGCCGGTGTAGCTGCCAAAAGAAGAGTACCCGGATACTGGGCTGAAGCAAAATGCCACCATCGCATTACCATTGCCATTAACACCATCGTCAGATCCAACGCTATATACAGTGGACGTAGGCAAGGTGTTGTTCCAATAAACGGAATTGGTATCCGGTGTGCCTGTAGTTGAAAGGAACAAAGTTTTGGTATTGCCTAGTGCCCCGTGATAAACACGCCAGTTAGTCGCACTAGCTCTGTTTTTGATGATGATCATGCCGTTAGCAAGATCGACCAAGCCGCCATGCCCGATAGTGGCGTTTGCGCCTGTTCCTGTATAAGTAACCACGCTGAACCCCGCACTAGCATTCGCCCTCACCTGACTAGTGATGGAGCCTTGTGTGTTGGTGACTGTTGAGCTGCCGGCGTCCCAGCACCAGGCGGCGTAAGAGGCTCCGTTTTGATTAACACCACCCCAAACCGTATCGGCACCCAAGCTAAATCCAGCACTGTTAAAGGATGTAAGCGAATCACTGGCGGTATCTTCAGCATCTGTGCCGTTTGAGCGCAGGAACTTGGTGGCGCCCCGAACAATGTCAAACCAGCCGTGCGAACTGGCGGAATCGCGTCTCTTTGTCCACACCAAATCCGGCGAGAACCCCAACCCACTGATCGTTTGCGTGCTGCCATTACCGGTGTAGAGCTTCACGTCCATCACCGTCGAAGGCTTGGCGACTACTGGGGCGGGCAGGTTGGTATCGCACAGCGCCTTGAAGCCGCTGGGGGCGGTGTAGGCGAAGGGGCGAGCACCTGCGTTTACAGCGCCACTCACGGTGCCACCTGTGTTGTCTAATCCAAAGATTGGGAAGTAAGTGGCTGATGGAATGCTCGTGTAAGCAGCGTTAGTGCCTGCCGCAGGATCGCCGCTGGCTTGCCATGTACCGTTTTTTGCAAACCAAATCTTGCCGCTGTCCAAGTCGATAGCTACACCAATCACATCCCCGGTGGTGTATGAGTTTCCGTAACTTGAGAAACTATTGCTGTTGCCTTTGTTGCCGTTAGGCGAATAGTAAATGTATGCACTGGCAGATGAGCCAGGATAGGTTGAAAGCGATACCACTGACGTACCGATGCCCAACTCGGTATATCCAGCAGCGGTCATTGTGTATTCCCAATACCATTTGCCTGAGCTAACTCCAATGGTTCCACGGACGGTGTTCCAGCTTGACGAACAAGAAACATCCAAGTTTCCATTCGTCAGCGTAATGTTTGAACCTTTATCCAGCGGATTCAACGTCGCATAATTCCCCCTTACATCCCCACCGCTGTTGCCGGTGCCGTAAGAAGTCGGGGTGTCTACGAGGCTGTCGTTGCCTGCAGCTATCGTGGGGTTTTGCGTGGAGCTGGGCGGGTTGAAATTGCTGGTGTATTTGGCAAAGCCAGAATACATCCGAAAATCTTGACAATATCCTTTCCCTGGAACGGTATTATCAAGCGCAGCAAATACAGTCGCTTCTGTAGAAGTTAAGGAGCCAGTGTTGCCTGATGTTGTTGCAGTCAGAACCCCGTTGACATAAAGTAATCCTGCTGTTCCGTTTCGGACTATGGCTACATGTACCCAAGTGTTGATTGGTATTGCCGATAATGCAACACTGTTGTCGTTATTGGATGTGCCATCTGCTGTCCAATACCAACCATTTCCTTCGTGCTTGATTAAGTAAACTCCGGTACCTCCTCCAGAGGAGCGCGTATCAAAAATGTACTGGCGTTGTCCTGCAATATATTCAAGATAGAACCAGCATTCGACTGTGTGGCTTCCCGTCCCAATGGAATTTAGTCCGGTGATGCGTAGATAATCGCCTGATCCGTCAAAATACGCGCTACTTCCGTAAAACTTTGAAGATGCTGTGACTGTTTTGGCGTCACCAACTCTTGAAATACTGCGTGCGCTGCCTGATCCGCGAATTGTCGCGCTTTCGTCCGTAAATGTAGTTCCGTTATTGGCTCCATCCATTGGAAGAGCTAGGTTTATCGAACTTGCACCTGAATCAGTGCGAGTACCTGTTCCTTTAGTTGCGCCGTAGGTGTCGGTTGTGTTGTAGATCGGCAGTGCGCCTGATGCCGCAGCTACCGAGGTGGGACCACCGCTGATCACACTGAGGTTATTCGGCGTCCAGTTGTTGCCCAGACCTGAGCTGTCCTTGCCCAAGGTCGTTGCCGTTGCAGCAGAATTGTCGGCAAACTTGAGCCAGAACGAGTTGCCGGTGAATGTTCCGGTGTAAGCCTTAGGAATCAGTTGCCCAGTAGTGGCACTGACTTCTGTGAAGCTGCTGGGGGTTAGGGCTTGGCCGTCGATGAAGTGGATGTCGGCGAGGTAGCCGTTCAGGTATCGATTTACAGTTGCCGTTGTTTGGCCTATGCGATGCTGCTGTGTGTCATTGATTTCGGTCGTAGCAAAGTCAAGACTAGGGTTTGTATTTGCGTTCCAATTAACAATTCTTTGTCCGTTAACATAAAGCCTTGCTCTATCTTCTGCCGTAGCGTTAGCTGTATCTAAAACTGCGACAATATGATACCAAGCGGAAAAATCGCGGAAAACCTGATCACTCTTTTTTTGCCAAGTAAAACTGCCGTCCCATTCGTACATATGAAGGCGATCGTCAGTGTCAAAAACTAAGCCGAAATCATCGTTATCAGGACCAGCGGCCAGTAGTACTTGCATATTTCCGGACGTAGAACTGCTCCTCTTCACCCACCCCGCCCAGGTCCACGTCTTCCTGTTGCCCGCTGTAGACGGAACTCTGGACAAGTAGGCACTGTCACTACTATTGAAACGGAGCGAACGCTCGACTAAATACTGCGGCGCTCCACCAGCGCCCAGCAGGTTATTGACGCTTCCGGGGATTCCCATGGATCAGACCTTCACGTCGTTGAGCATTTGAGCTGTGATGCGCGTGCTGCTCTCGACGTAGTACAGAAGCACGCACACGCTGCTGGCCGTCGTCGTTTTTGTCGGCACCGTACCGCCTGGGAACTTCCAATTGCTGCCGTAGCTGACGGTGTAGGGTCCGCCTGAGCTGGCCTGCGTGATCACCACCGCGCCCGATTGCCCTGCAGTCAGGTTGCTGGGGTTGGCGAGGGTAACGTTATGACCGAGCGTGAGGCTGAAGTTGTTACTGTCAGCCATATCAATGGTCACAGTGCTGGCACTGGTTAATGCCGTCACCTCGCCCCGCTGGCCTGCAGTAAAGGTTTGAGCAGTTGCCAGGTCAGCGTAGGAAGGTGCCGTAAGCGTGGCGCTTTCCACCACGTAAACCTTGTTCTGATCTGTCGCGTAGCAAATCTCACCCTCTTGCAGATCAGCGATGCTGCTGTTGAGGTTGCTGTATGTCCCGCGAGCAATACGAACAGGCGTGCGCGTGGCTGGTGTTGGCATCAGTTGAAGCTCCCGCCGTCGATGGTGCTGCTGGTTGTCACAATGCTACTTCCATTGGCAAAATTGCCACCATCCACAATCACGGCACCGCCGGCCTGCGACCAGCTCAGCACGCCAGCAGCATCACTCACCAAGGCATAGCCGGCAACTGCTGCATCAGTCGCTGGCAGTGTCCAGGTGACATTTGATGCAATCGCGGCTGGCGCCTGAAATGCGACCCAGTTCGTGCCGTTTGCGGTTGCTTCGCCAAACCTGAGATCAGATTGATTGCCCAGCAGCAGATCGCCCGTCAGCGTGCCGCCTGATGGTTGTATGGCTGCCGCAGCAAGGTCATAGGCTGCCTTGACCGCAGCTGGCACGGCTGCCGTTGTGGTGCTTGTGCTGCTGGTGGAGTTTTCTAGCTGTACTGCACCTTTCTGGCTGGTGGTGGCATCTTGAATGCTGATCGCTGGTGTGGTGCCACCGGTGCTAGCAATCGGACTGGTGCCAGTAACTGCCGTGACGGTGCCGCCACTGCCAGTTGCACTGATCGTGATGGTGCCGCTGCCGTTGCTAATCGTGACGCCTGAGCCAGCCGTCAGCGTTGATTTGCTCAGCGTGTTGCCGGTGCTGTTGCCGATTAACAGCTGACCATCTGTATAGGTGGTCTGGCCTGTGCCGCCGTAGCCGGTGCCGATGGTGGTGCCATTCCATATGCCGGTGCCAATGGTGCCAACGCTGGTGAGGCTGCTGCTCACCACGGCACTGCCGAGGCTGGTGGCATCTAGCACCTTTGTGCCGGCGATGCGGTATTCCTTGGTGCTGGCGATGTTGAGGTGCTCGCTGAATGTCCACGCATCGGTGGCATCAATCCAGCTGATCGTCTTATCGGTGGTGCCCTTCAGCGTGATGCCGCCACCATCAGCCGTCACATCGGTTGGTGTGGTGACCTTGCCGATAACAATGTTCTTGTCTTCGACGTCCAGCGTCTGCGTGTTGATGATTGTTTCGGTGCCGTTGACCGTCAGATCACCTTGAATGATGACGTTGTTGTCAAAGGTCGCAGCACCCGTCACATCTAACGTGCCAGGCACGTCGATATTGCTGGCCCACTCAACGCCCGTACCGGCTGCATCGGTCTGCAACAGTTGCCGCGCTGTGCCATCAGCCAGCTTGCTGACGGCGATCTCAGCATTGCTGGCAATCGATGAATCCGTGATTGGGAATGCCGGGATCAGACTCCAAGGCGTGTAGCTCAGCGAAGTCCACGCCGTGGAACCTGTGCCAACTTTCCACTTGCCCGTGTCGGTTTCATAGCCCAGCTCGCCAGCCAGCAGCGTTGGGTTGTTAAACGTCCAGTTGGCTGCGGTATCGCGGCGCTGCTGCTGGAATGCGAGAACAGTGGTTGTCATGCCGATGCGCCGCCGTTAACAATCAGGATACGAGCAGGAGTGGCGGCAGCGCCACCAGCATTGAGGATGTATTCCCTAGCGGGTGCGCTAGCGGAATCAGCAGCATTAAAGATCAGATCACTGAGATCGATGGCGTAGGTGGTCAACTCAACCTCAACGCTCCACAAGTCACAGGATCCGTCTGTAATGACTGGCGGAGCTGCATAGCGCCATGCGTAGTCGGCAATGATGCCAACCGGTGGCGAGTCATAACCATTCCAGATTTCAACCGGCAGGAAGAAGATGCCATAAGTGCCATCCTGCGCAATGTAGTGCGCCTTGATTAGATCTAGGTCAGCCTCACTGATGTTGTTGAAAGCCAGCTGCAGCGTTTGCTCCACACGGCGATTGCCTTGTCGGTAGGCAACAGTGCTGCCGGACAGTGCAACCTGCTGCACTTGCGGCACATTGCCTGGCACATAGGTGCGAGCTGATGGGATCAGAGCAGGAAACGCCATGGCTAGATCGGCACCGTTTCTAGTTCAAGTGTGAGGCTGTATCGCCGGGGCGATGCGATGCTCACATCAAAAGCACCGGTATACCGCCACTTGTAACTGGCTGAGCTGACTGGCGGAGTGGTGTAGCCGCCCCATACTTCAGCCGAGAGATCAAATGGGATCAGGCTGCCCTCCTGTCCCGCATAGTGATCCAAGATCTGCTGCGCTTCAGATTCGGTCAGATATTCGTAGCCAATGGTCAAGCGTTGCGCGACATAGGCTGAACCCTGCTTGAAGCGCACCTCGCCACCACTGGTGCCCTTGTACACCTGCTGCGGTATGTCGCCCAAGCTGAGCGATCTTGTGCGCGGCGCCAGCGAGGGAAAGGTTGCCATCAGACGACCGTGAACGTGCCATTGAGCACTTGATTGCTAATCGTAGGCACGGTGCTGCCGTTGACTGGGAACTGCGCCGCTTCGATAGTTGTAGTGCCGTCAGTGTTGTGATTGATGGAAGTGATCTGGTAATACTCAGTTTCGGTGCGGTTGTCGCCTGCACTGCTGATGCGTTGCTTCTGAATGCGGATGATATTGGTAGGGATCAGACCAGTGGTGTCGAGCGCAGTCTCAAACTCAATCGAATGCACTGAATAGCGCCGCCGCGCCAAGAAGTGCTTTGCGTAGATGATCGCATGGTTGCGGTTTGAGCAGAAATCCGACATATCAAACTGCTCAACCGGGGCATCAAGGCTCACGCCGCTGTAGCGCACCTGCACGCTCTGCTGTGTGCCGATGGCATCAGGGTCATTCTTGCGGAATAGAACGGTGACATTGAGATCGGACTTTTCGGCTGCGCTCACATAGGTTTTGCTGTAGCTGCCGGGCAGGATCTCGTCTTCGGTAAACGTAGCCGCAGGCGATAGCGTTGCCGTGCTGATCTGCTGGCTGCCATTGAGTGGCAGCACCGGAGCAAAGCGATACTGGCCGCCGGTTGAGATGAAGGACAGCAGGAAGAACGGCGCAGTCTCGCTCAACAGTTCGATGATGTTGACCGATTCGGCAATGATGCCATTGAACTGCAGGCTGTAGTTATTGCAGAAGCTTGCCAGCGTCGGCATGTTCGTGGTCAGAATCGGCCGCGATACATCCGGTGTTGTGCCAGCGGTTTGGCGCTTGTAGCTGGTGAACAGATACATGGCCAAGTCCACCAGCTGATTGCTGGCGCCTTGCGTACTGCCTGCTGCATCCACGCTATAGAGCGCAACGCGGATGCCCTGTTCGTAATAGATCGAGAGTTGTTGTGTAGTCGTTGGATAGGAACCAGCCTCCGGTGGATCGTAAATATCGCCAACCACCTTCAGAAAGGTGATGTCTGCATAGGATGAGTTATCAGCGGTTGGGGTGCTGGATGGGTTGGCGTATTTGCTAACTATGAACTCAAACTGAACAGACTCAAGCGTTCCACCAGTAGCCGAGAACGTTCCAATGAAGGGGTCAAACGCCCCGAGCATCGTCCAAACTTCTGTAACGCTGCCAGACGATCCAATCCCGGCCCAGAAACTTCCATTAGGTGGGATAAAATACGAAGCATCAATCGCGAAATCTTGCACTAAATCAACCGCGCCCATCACGGGCATCGTTGTCGGATAGGTCAGGGTTGTATTGACAGCAAACTGAGTTGTACTAGGAATTCCCAGCGCTGCGAAATAAGCGCTCGTGAGATCGGTGCCAGTTACATTATCGAACACCTCAATGGTCGCCTTGAACCCAACATTGGTTGTATCGCCACTTCCGCGCGCAACCGTTCTAAATGCCCAGTATGAACTGCCCTGATAATCGGCGCGGTTTGTCCATTTGCCAGTGGCAGGGACTGCCTCAGCCAGAAAAGAATAAGTATCGTTCCCGCAATACATCCCCGCGCCGAGCACCGGGCAAGTGCCTGGGGAGGCTGCCAACGTGGCGGCGCTATTGTAAATATTGCTGATTGTGATCGTCTGATCTTCTAAGAATGCCATGCATCGCAGGCCAACCCATGTGCGGTGCTTCACCGGGCTGCTGACGATCTCGCCCTGACTGACAGGAAACAGAAAGCTGCCTTTGAAGAAATAGGATCCTGCCTTGACCAGTGCAGGCTGAATCCACACGCCGCCGCTATTGCTGACGCGTTTGCCGAACAGGATCGGTACAGTCTCGCCGGCAGTAGCGATGCGCTGATCGGCACCGAGATCAGCCTCCGGTGTTTTGCGGTTGCCAGGTGAACGGTCTTTATTGCTGATCGATTGATTGGGGGATGACTTAGGCGCAGGAAATCCGCATGTGTCCTGCGTTGTGTTGACCACACCTTTGGCACGTTTCAGCCGCCGCCTAATGCGCTTTTTATCGGTGAGGCGATCAAGCCATTTGTTTGCCGGTGAAAGCCTGCTCATTGTTCACACTCCTGACAGCTGCCGAGCACTGCGGCCAGCGCCATAGGCGGCAGCACAGCAACGCATTCATCAATGCACTCAACCCCTTCTAGTTCGCTGCCATCAGCAGCCAAATAGATGCGGCGATTATCCTCAACCGCCAGCGTTACGCCTTCATGCGTGCAGCCATCAGCGCATTGCACCTCAAGGTTGATGCCAACCACAAGCCTGCTCATCGTCCCGTAAACCTCCCAATCAGATCAGATGCAACCTTGCGCGTTGGCACTTGTGGCTTTGTCTTATCGATCATTGGGCTAACCGTCCACGACACGGAATCATCATCAACCTGTGCGCCATCAATACCGCCAATGTAACGACTGATCAGCTGGGCGCTACTAGGATCAACTGCATCCATGCCTGCATCCTGCAGATACAGCGATGCAATCACTAGGCGATTGGTGCCGATCGCTGTATCGGTGAGATCAATCACGTCGCCAGTGGCTGCAATCTCAATCGACAAATCGCCGATGCTATTGGCAGCCCGCAAAGCGAAGCCAGACGCGGTAAATGGGATGTAAAAAAAATCACCCTGAACATCGCTATCGATCAGCGACATATCCTGCGGCACTTGGTAGAAGTTCTGCCAGCGCCGTGTCGGTGTGCGCTTGCCGCCGCTATAAACGCTGTTCCGGTCAGCGTAGTATTCAAGGAAGCACAGCAGATCATATTCAGCCATTACGCCAGCCCCAGTGAGCGCCGCACGCTGCTATCGCCTGCAAGCAGGCTCAGCGTTTGATTGACGCCAGCTTGCACGGCTGCGCTGAGATCTTCGGTGGTGACGAAGTTCGTGCCATCCATCTGAGTGACCGGGCCAGTCTGAATGCTGACGCTGGCGCTACCAGGCACCACCATGCCGCCCTCAGCAAATCGTGGGATAGCAGCCGGGCCACGCACACCGGCCATCCAGTTGGCGGCAAATGCACCAGCCTTGGATTGCGGCACGATGTATTCAGGCTCGCCGCCTTCGCCAACCATGGCCAGGGTCGGGCCGCTGACCACTCCGCCCTCAGCGAAGCGTGGAATCTGTGGCATCGGCAATTGCGGGATCTGTGGCAACTGCAGCCTGGCGAGTGCGGCATTGGCACCGCGAATGATGCCATTGATTGCGTTGACCACGCTGCCGATAGCGGTGCCGATGCCATTGAGAATCTGATTGACGATGCCACGCACGGCAGTGAACGCCGCCTTGAATGGTGCTGTAATTGCATCGGTGACGGTCTTAAAGGTGTTGGCAATGCTCTGAACCAACTGGGTGATTGCTTGGCTAAGCGGCTGGACAAAGCTGACGTTCACGAACTGCACAACAGCCTGAAAACCCTGAATGACCGGATCGATAAACACCGTCTTGAAGCCCTGCGCCGCCTGCTGCAGCACATAGCCGATAGCCTGAAATGCTTGGCCGATCTGATCGCGGAATGCGTAGATCGCCACGCCAGCTGCAACAGCAAGCGCCACCCAGCCAACTGGGCCGCTGAATACGCCGATCAGGATCTGGCCCAACGTGCCAAGGCCGGCCACTAGCGGGCCAATAGCGCCAGCCCAGCCGGCGATCAAAGCCGGAATGCCAACCAATGCGGCACCGATGCCGGTGAGCAGCGGGCCAAGCGCGGTAAAGATTGTGACGATGGACGCCAAGGCCGGGCCAAATACAACCAAGACAGCTGTAAGAGCGCCGATACCAGCAACAAGGTTTTGAACCGGTTGCGGTAAACCAGAGAACCATTGCGCCCAGCCGGCGATGGCCTGCGCCACCTGCGTCAGATAGGGCAGCAATGCCGTGACCGCTTCATTGAATGGCCCGGCAATAGATCGCGCGATGCCATTCAACGCATCGTTGAACTTATCCGCAGCCTGCGCCATCTCGGTATCGATGGTCGCTGAGTATTGGCTGAGAGCATCACGGCCGCCATTCAACATCGGGATCAGGTTCATACCCGACTTGCCGAATAGCTCCATCGCTAGAGCAGTTTTCTGCGCACCGTCTGGCATCTTGGCGAACTTATCCGCCAGGTCCAGCATGATCGCGTCGACGCCGCGAATCTTGCCCTGAGCATCCGTTGAGCTGATGCCAATCGCCTTCAGGGCTTCATTGGTTTTGGATGCGGGGTCAACAATCCCCTTCGATAGCCGCCCCATCGCCTTGGCGACTTCATCGATGCTGCTGCCTGAATCCTCTGCTGCAGCGCCAAACTTGCTCAGGATCGGCACCGCAACGCCTGTGCGCTGACTGAGATCGTTGAGGTTATCGGCTGCATCAATGGCACGCTTGCCCATTGCCGTCAGGCCGGCGATACCAGCAGCTGGCACCAACGCACCAAGCGCACCGCCGATGCCAGCAGTAGCACCTTTCAGCCGGCCAAATGTACCGGATAGTCCTGCCGCTTCCTTATTGGTTTTGCCAAGCGCACGATCCAGATTCTCGATCTGTGCCAGACCGTCAACCTTTGCCCTGATCGTCAGGGCTGTTGTCATGTCCAGCGCCATGCTCAGCCCTTGCGCTTGTTAATCGCTCCCACCACTGTAGCCTCAATGATCTGTAGGTCACTGAACACCTCAGCCGGATCAGCGATCTGCAGTAGATCAAACACCCAGCGCACGGCGCTGTAGTCCAGACCGATCAACGTACCTGAATCGGTACGCCATTGCGTCTGCACCTTGAGGAACACACGCACTGCAGCCCATGCATCAGGCTCCACCTCATAATTGACGGCCGCTTTGCTTGGTGGTGGCTCGATCCCGAAGACGGCCGCATCCTTTGCGGTCTCATCGATTTCCATCCCACCAAGCCAGTGCTCAGCGGCCCCTATTAGTTTTTTCGCTTCTGCTCCACCAGCGATTCGAAGTAGGCAGCCACCAGTGAGCCAGCCATCATCGGCACATCCAACAGCTGCGCCTTCACGGCATTGCTAAATGGCACCGGCTCACCATCGCCGTCGACGATGCCATCCCATCCCACCAGGATCTCAGCTGCAATGCTCTGATCGCTGATGCCTTCGCCAGAATCCTCGCCCCGTTCAGCAGCATTGACCCGCAGCTGCACCTCACGCTGAATTTCATTGATGCGGCTCTGGGGCAGCCGCTTGAACTCAGCATCAAAGGTCTGCCGCTCCCGCTTGCCACCATTGGCCGGGAGCTTAATGCTCACCGGCCAGGTGTAGGAGTCTGACTGCTTGAGAACAAAAGCCACGCGGATCAGGTAAAGACAATCTCCATCTCATCATTGCCCGAATCGGTCGGGGTGGCAATGTATGGCAGGGTAAGCATCTGGATCCCATCCTCATCGCTGTAGGACGGGTTGCCCAGATCGATCTGATCAGCGGTGAAGGTGACGATGTTGCCAGCGGTTTGGCCGTGCTGGAAGGTCAGGTTGCCGGTGCTGTTGCCGGTGGCATCGTTGAAGAAGTTGTGAGCGCTGACCGATACCGCCTCGATCATCACTTCACCAGCGGGAGCCCGGTTGGTGATGATCACCTCTTTAGTGCAGCCCACCAGCTCGCGATAGACCAGCTCATTAGCCAGTTCCATCGTGAAGCTCTGCAGGCAGCCGGCATAGCTGAACACCTCGAAGCCCGTGGTGTTGCCCTGCTTGAACACCACCGGATCAGCCTGATTGGCGTAGGTGGGGGCGCTGATGGCCGATGCGGTCGGTGCGTTATAGATGCCGGTGAACTCAAACGCAATCGTTGGGATCTCACCCACGGTGCAGTTCAGCGAGAAGGTGCCGCGGCAGCCGGTTGCCTTGTGCAGCACGCCGTCGTTGTTGAAATAGATAGTGACCGAGCCGGGCGCCGCGTTGCTGTTGGGTGTGTAGGTAACGCTCGTGCTGGCCGATACGGTCTCGGTAAAGGAGCACGCTTTCAGCAGCGGGCCATAGGCGGGTGCAGTGCCAGCTGTACCAGAACCTGCCAGCTCTACCTCAAAGTTGACCAGCACGCGCGTCTGCGCCAGCAGCTGCTCAGATTGACCGAGGTAAGGCCGGATCAGCTCACGGCTAACGGTGTCAGCCTCGAGCGGAGTCACCTCAATATTGCGCACCAGAATTGCGTTGGCGCCAACAGTAGGCGTAGGGTCAACGCCGTAAGTGGTTTCAATTTCGGCCAGCAGCAGCTGGCGGCGGGAAAGCAGCGGCATGGCTTGGCCGGATGGAATCTTTCATCCCATCGTAGCCGGGTCAGCTGATAGTTAAATTGGTGATAGAGGTGCGATAGCGCACGAGATATTCGCAGCCAATCACGCCGGCTGGCTGATCCGCTTCGATCATGTCGAAACTGACCGACTGCGGCTGCACATCGATGGCATAACCGCCCAGCGTGAGATCCGCCATGATCTTGGCGTGCAAGCTTTCGATGATTGGATCAGCGGTCTGATCCGGCACCGTGCCGCGCACGATCACCGCAATCCGTACAGTCAGGCTCCAATCCAGCGTGGGCAGGCTGGTGTTTTGCTGCGCCGTATCGGATACCGGCTCGATCACGATGGCCGGGCTTTCGCCGCGGCTCAGCGGTTCCACCCTGCTGCGGTAGATCCGCGTGCTCACGCCTGTGGTGCCGGTGAGTGCCGTGCGGATCGCAGTCAGTACCTGTTCGCGTTTGGTGGTCATCGTTAGGCGGAGGCGACTTGCACCACTGTGCAGATGATGCCAGGAATGGCGGGATGTGCAGGGCTGGTTTCTGCAACCTCAGCATGGATGTAGGCGGCGACGTTGTTCGTCATCCACATCAGCTCGATATAGTCATTTGCCGCCAAGCCCAGAACAAAGTTCACCGTGCCGATCACGTTGCCAGCAATGCCGCCATGGCTTGAGATGATGCTGAAGCGGCTGTCGCTGTCGGGCACGTCACCAGCGCTGCCGGCATTGTTCTTGCGCAGCCAAACGTTGATGTCGTGGATTGAGTTGCTGGTATTGCTGAACTGAATCGAGAAGGTGAAGCTGTAAATACCTGGGTAGTCGACCGTGATCCGGCCGTCTGATATGACCCTGATCCCGCGGCTTGCCGTGTCAACCTGCCGCAGTTTGATCGGATAGGCCGTATCGATGACAGCCGCAATCTGCGAAGTGGTATCCCAGAACGATCCCCAGTAACCAGGGCAGCCGTGATACGGCAGCTTGGCCCAAGGCGATCTGCCATTGCCGATCTTCAGGTTCTGCGTGTCGCTCTCAAGGCCGAACTCGCCTGCCGTCAGCACAGGATTCAGAGCTGTCCACTGGCTGCGTGTGTTGACCTTGATAGGACCGCTCATGTCTTTTGCAATCCGAGTTGCACGAATTTGCCGTCATCCATCAGCATGGCTTCTCTGACGGTATAAGCAGCCCCATCCACAGTGATCGAATCGCCGCGGATGAGACTGCCGAAATTTGAGGTTCTGGCCGTCAGCGTGTAGTCGGTGCTCAGCACCATCCCATCGCTAACAATCTGGCTTGGCATGTCCAGGATTCCCTTCGCAGTAACGGCGCCAGCAGTGCAGTTGACGCCGAAATCTGCGAGAAATACATCCAGATCCTCAGTGAACGCCATCAGCTGTACTTCTTGGAACCGAGAGCCACCACGGAAACGGCGCCGGTGCCGGTGCCACCGGAGACAGTGAAGAGCACGCGAACATAACGACGGAGATCGTTGCTGTTCAGGTAGATCTTCTCTTGAAATGCGGTGTTAGCAGCAGCAGCAGTGAAGCCGCCACCGGTCACGTCCACGAAATCGCCGGAAGTGGTGGTATTGCTGTGCTGAATTTTGGCGGTCAGGGTGACGCCAGAGCCGGCAGCAGCAGCATCGATGATGAAGGCAACGTCGCCCTCATAATCCACGAGATCGACGTTGGCGGGAGTGCCAGCGCCGGTGGATGCGACGACTGCATTGTTGTGCAGTTCAAGCAGATCGGTTTTCGATCCGAGGTTGTGGATAGTCATTGTTTCGCCCTCCGTCGGGGGTTGGTTGGTTTTGGTGCAGGCTGAGCGATAACCTCAACCGCTTCTGCCACTGAGGCAACAGCCTCAACGGCTTTGCCGATACCGATCAGGAGCTTGGCATCAGAGGGGGAAGCCTCTAGGACTTCCCCGATCTTCACCACTCGGCCCGAAAGCATCGTCTGCCGTAGGACCTCGATCAACATGATCAGAGGGTGTTGTTGCCGCGGCTGAATGATTCAGGATGGCGAACAGCAATGTCCACGTCCTGCATCGCAACCACGCGGACGGTGCCGGAGGTGCTGTTGGTGTAGGGGTCCACCATCAGATCCAGGCCAGAGAAGTAGCCGATAATCAGGTCAGCGAAGTTGCCGAACCACAGATCGCCGGTAGCAACCTGATTGGAAAGAACGCCTTGATAGCCGTTCACTTCGTTGCCTTCCATCACGAACAGGCCGGAACCTGCATCCTTGGCCTTGGTCTTCAGACCGCCGCGCATTGCAGCGTTCATCAGGTAGACGGGGTTGCCCAGAAGCGCGTTAGCGGTAGCCACGTCGCTTTCCAGTGCCACCACCTCGGCGAAGGTCGGGGTATCAGCGGCGAAGTCCTCGGTGCCGATGCCGGTGGTCAGCTTCAGGCCGAGGGGCTCACCGTTGGAGCCGGTGCCATAGAGGCCAGCCAGGTCGATCTTCAGTGCCAGCACACGAGCCAGGTCGGTGCGCACCATGTTCTCCACATCAATGGAGGACTGGATCATCAGGCGGCGGCTGTAGTCAGTGAAGGCAGCCACGGTCTTAGGAGTCAGGCTCACCTGATCCACGGTCTGCTGCGACTCGGTAGGAGCACCGGACTCAGCAACCCAATAGGCAGTGCCAGCGCCGGATTGACGGGGAATTGCCACGTTGCCGGTGAGGCCGGTCAGCACGGTGGCGCCAGCCTGATCCAGAGCGGAGGCATTGCGCAGCAGATCGATGAAGCTGCCAGCGTCGAGCTCGGTAGCAACCAAGTTGCCGCCAGCGGTAGCAGCGCCCACGTTCAGATCACGGCGCAGCACATCCTGGGGGATGGTGATGCCGCGGGACTGACGGCCGAGCTTGGCAGCAGCAGCTTCAGATGCTTCGATCTCAAACGCAGCAGCCTCACGGGCCGAGCGGTCGGTGGGGTTCGCCAGATAGTTGATGGCACGCATGAAGGAGAAGCTGCGGCTCTCCTGCGCGGTCAGGCCGATTTCAGCGGCGCTCATGGTCACGGGCTCCTGTTTGATGTCGAGGTTGTCGAGCACAGCAGCGCGAGCATCGTCGATAGAACGACCAGACTCGATCAGCTGGCGGCCGAGATCGGCCATGCCGTGCTTGTCGCACAGCGCATTGATGCCAGCGATGCGGGAGCGCTCAGCCTCAGCGGCTTCGGCCCGCACCACTGCCAGATCAGGGGTGGTGTTTTCCATTGCAGGAATGGGATCAGGTGTAGGTGCTGCCGAGGCAGCTTGCTCGGCCTCCAAGCTTCGGCCGATACCGACGCCGGGATCAGCCGGCACCGATACGACGGAAACTTCATAAGGAGACCAGGCAGTAGCAACAAAGTCGCCACTGCCGCGCTCTTCCATTTTGTCGATGGAGTAGCCAAAGGAGACATTCCGTAAAACGCCATCCTTCACATCACTCAGGATTTCCTGAGCGAAAGGATTGCGGCTGAACCGCACACGTGCATAACCGCGACGACGTTTGCCGTCAATGTATGCACGCTCCACAACGCCGATCACGCGATCAGGGTTGTGGTTGAACAGAAGCGGGGCTCCATCGTTCAAACGGCTGAGATCAGCGGCCTCACCTTCATGGCTCAGGATCTCGTTGCCGAAATAACGGGCAACAGGAAACTCAGAGCTAAACGGAAACTCATAGGTGCGATCCTCAACCTCATCGAAGGTTGTGAGCTCTGCACGCTGGTGGCGGCCAAGGCCAGGCATTGCCCGCTCCT